CCCCCTCATTGAAGCCCAAGACGCGCATCCTGGCTACCAAGGTTGGCAAGGGGAAGCACACGGACGATATCCGCATCACTGTGGGGCGACTCAACTACGCGGAGCGTCATTACGTTCGGCGACTCATCCTGCGCCCCTTAACACGTATGTGGATTCGGTAGGACTCGTTCACGGAAACTCAGGTTCTCCGTTCAGTCCACCCTTCGGGGTGGACTTTTCTTTTTTATGGACAAGCCACTTCCCTATCTTGACCGGATCCTCAATCAGAAGTCGATTCCCGGCAACGCTCCTCCAACCGACGTGGACGTGGAAGTGGCGTGCATGGCGCTGGCCGGTTCGAAGATAGCCGAAATCAAGACGCGCCATAATATGACGCCCGACCAAGTCCAGTCCTCAATTAAGCGAGTGCGGGATGCAATCCGGGCAGGGCAGTCCCCCGAAAAAGTTCAAGACCGGTTCCCTGAAATCATCGCCTCGCTGGTTGCCCTCAGTGACGAGCGCGATTCTCTGCCGCCAACCTTCCGCGCTCCAGAGCAAATGGTCAAGGAGAGCATCTACGGAATGCTTCACAAGGCGGGGATTGACGATGTTCCCCCGGATGTACTGGCAAGAATTGAACTGATTGGGCGACGCAAATACACGCGGCCCGTGGCATCCAAACCCCAAACCATTTCCAAGTTCTTGCAGGAAGTGCGCGTGGCTACGCTCGAAGTCGTCGCCCCTCTGACTGGCCAACTTCTCGCCATTAAACTTATTCAAGGTTCGCATCTGGAACAGGGCATCGAAGTCAGCGGCCTTACACCAAACAAGAAGGGTCCCCTGATCGCGCAGCAGTTCAACTTCGGAGAAGAAAAGGGTCGGCAGCTCCGAGCCGGACTGAATTACGAGAAGCTCCTTAATCAGACGAAGAAGGCGCTACCGCCTGCCAAAGAGAAATCGCAAGTCATAGAAGCCGAGGTTTCACCGGGATATGATTCAACTCCCTGAAGTGTCGGAGTTGGTGGAATATTTCGACGCTTTGGCGCTCCGGGTCCACGCCGAGGACCAGGACGCGAACCCATGGGAAGCCCTTACCAGCGCAGAAATCTCCCTCCTGCAGGACCAGATCCAGAAGTGCCGGGACGATTTTCGTTACGCCTGCGGCAATTACTTCTGGCTTTCACAGACAGAAGCCGCCGACCGTCAGCTTATCGACCTCCTCGACGCGCAAGAAATACTTCTTGAGCTCGTGTTGCACTTCTGGCGGATGGGCAAGCCCGCCCGAATCATGGTTCACAAGGCGCGGCAACTGGGCATTTCTACGGTATCGGAAGCACTCATGGCTTGGCGCATGATCTTCTTCCAGAACCAGATTGGTGTGATCGTCGCCCAGGACCCCGACGAAGCCACTCACCTGTTTGAAATCACCCTGTTTATCGTGGATAACCTACCGTGGTGGATGCGTCCCATGGAGGCCAGCCGCGAGATTAAGCAGTACGTCCTGTTCGAGAACCCCGACGCGCACACGCGACGCGAGAATCCGGGGCTGCACAATTACCTGATCGCCCACGGATGCAACAAGCTATCCTCCTTCGGGCAGGGCAAGAAGATTCATGCTTGCCACATTTCCGAGGTGGCGAGCTGGCGTCCCCAGTGGCGCGCGAGGGAGATCATCGACGGCGACATTCTCTACGCTCTGGCCAACGCTCCGGGCGCCTTCTGCTTCCTTGAGTCCAAGCCCAAGGGCGTGGGAGGTTACTGGTACAAGCTCTGGCACACCTATGCCGACAAGGGCGAACGCGCCCAGTTCTACCCGCTATTCATTCCGACCTTTTTCGAGAAGTCGCGCCGAGTTCCCCCGCCCTCCGACTTCACGACGGAGCCGGAAGAAAACGCCATGCGCGAGCGGTTCGCTATCGAGTGGCATCGTTGCGATACCTGCAAGCACCCTATCGCCATGACGTATGCCATATCTCCCAAGTGCCTCTACTGCGGGTCCGACAAGCACAGTCCGTGGATCCTCGACGACGCGCAGATTTACTGGTACCGAGAATTGCAGGGTCAAGTTAAAGGCGACCCTGAGAGGCACCGGCTATTCCTTCAAGAAATGGCCGTCACCGCGGAAGAAGGATTTCAGGTTCATGGAGTCCATGTTTTCCCCGACGACGTACTGCACTACTTGGAGCGCGTCTGCCGTCCCGGAACGAGGGGATTCTTCGACGAAAGGCTGGAATTTCACAGCGGGAAACCCTGCAAGGTCTGTCGCGGGGACCACACCGATGAGGATTTCCCCCTCCAAGTATGGGAGGAACCGCAGAAGAACTGTCGCTACGTGGCAGGGGTAGACGTCAGTGAGGGCGGACAGGAGGGCGACTTTTCCGTCATCCATATGATCCGCATCGGTTACCTGCTGGACCCGGACACTCAGGTCTTGGAGTGGCGGGGCCGCGTCGACGCCGTCGAATTGGCCCGAATCTGCTACATCCTCGGCCGCGCCTACAATAACGCCATGATTTCGATTGAAGTCGCCGGCACGGGGTCCCTCCTCCAGCACGAGCTGATGAATAAGCTCAAATACGACGAGATTTTCCGTTGGAAGAACTACGACTCGACCAATCCGATGACGAATAAGTGGGGGTGGGTCACCAATACCAAAACCCGTCCCATGATTATCACCAACGCCATTCGCTGGCTCCGCAAGCGCCTCTGGAAACCCCAAAGTCCCGCGTTTCTATCCGAAGTCCGGACGTTTGTACGGGATGAGAACGAGTCAAAGGCCCAAGCTGCATCGGGAACCTTTGACGACTCCTGCATGGCTGGGCTTATTTGCTGTTTCTGTGCTCACGAGTCGGATTATGACCCCATGACAGGAAGAATTTCGATTCCCCGAGGCCGGGATGATTACGAAACCCAACCTCTGAATTGGACATGCGTCTGTATCTGTGGTAAACACTACGATGTAGCCGAACCGGGACGAGCCGTTTGTCCGGATTGCGGCAAGAAGCCAGCCACCGCCGCTCGAAAGAATCAGGGTATCCAGAGGCGTGCGGTGGTGAACTTCGTCGACGGGGGCGAAGAAGCGGTCGCAGCGGGCGTTCCAAACTACGATTGCCTGTAGGAGGGCATCATGCCGACGCGAGAAATCCGAATCAATGTGACCGACGAAACGCTGCGAAAACTCAAACTCCACCTGGGGGCGTCCGAGCCCGTTACGCTCTGCGAAACGGCTCTTGCCCGATTCCTTGTCGAGGACCGCGCCTTGAAGGTGACGGACCGCATCCTGAGCGAGATCTGCTCCCGCGTCCAGTGTCCCCCGATCCGGAGTGAGGACGACCTCCTCGCGGCCTTCGAGAAAGGGACGCACCTCGACGAACGCTGCGTGGTCTTGACCGTGGACGACGCGGCGGTGCCGCAACTCGAACCCGTCGCGACGGGCTACGGAGTCAGCAAGGCCGAGGCGCTTAAGATGCTGGTCGAAAACGCCATCGCCCAAGGCTGGTGGAACGACCGCATCGAAACCAAGGCCCTCCTGTTCCGCAAGGAGGTATGGCAGAGCCTGGCTGCGCTGGCCGGAGAGCCGATTCGCAACAGCGAACACCTTCTGAGTGTCGTCCGTAAATTGGTCGAATCCAGTGCGGCTAGAGCGGAGGCGTAATGCCCCTGTTTGAGTATAAGTGCAACCGATGCGGCGAGGTAGAGGAGCACTTCTTCCACACCTTGGCCGCCTCCGACGTCCGCCAGCGGTGCTCCATGTGCCGTGCAGATATGCGCAAGATGCCGAGTCGGATCTCCTTTACGCCCTTCACCCCCTTTTACACCAATCACATCCATCCCGAAGGGAAGGGTATTTTCGTTTCCGGGCGGTCCCATCTGCGCGAGCTCCAGCGCAAATATAATGTCCGCGAATCGAGTCTCAACCACAATCAATATGGGGGCGACGTACGTTCTATTCCCCTGAGCGTCAAGCCGGGAGGCATGGGCGATAACCCCAAGCGCCGCTCCGAAGTCGGCCACCTGACGCAAGACCAGGCGAACAAACTCGCAGCGGAAGCCAAGCGAACAAGCTTTGGCACAAAGAGGGTGTAACATGGCAACGACTTTCACCGAACACCTCGACCGAATCGGCGAGCGCGTCGCCAACCGCTATCAGGAACTACCTCCGCCCATTATCAAGTCCAAGGCCGAAACCTCCATCTACCCTCGCTATTACACGGAAAAGGCAACTCAGTGGGTTGAACAGGTCTTTGACGAGGCCCAAGCCCAGGTCAACAGTGACGAGGAGGTTAAGGAGTCGCGTCGCTACATCGACATTCTCATGGGCAAGCACTGGCCAGCGGACCGACCGCTCTACAAGGCCCGTCCCGTCATCAACAAAATGTCGAAGTTCTTCTGGGAAACCATCGCCTACCTTACCGACCTGCGGATCAATCCCGATATCGTCACCGAGAATGAGGCGTACAAGGAGTTGGCCGGAAAACTCAAGATTGCGGTTCAGGCCAACTGGCGGAACGAGCGAGCGATCGTCAGCATTATCTACGCCTGTATGCACGCCATGTTGGGAGGCGGCTATATCAAGGTGGGACCGCACCGCGACAAGGATGACATCACCTACCGCGCCATTGGCAGCGACTACTGCTTTCCGATCCTCGGCGACCCCAATAACATCCAGTTGTCCGGCGGGATGATTGATTGCATGTGGAAGCCGGTTTCGTGGTTCCGCGAGAAGTTTCCCGGCGTTGGGGAGCAGGTCCGCGGCGAAGCCTCACAGTTCGATGCAACCTCAACCGAGCGCCCCGCCAACGTCCCCGAGTACACGTGGAACGCACTCTCTCCCGGCTTCCGCCGCGCCCTGTTTGGACCCTCCGAAGTCGCCTCTGGCAACATCATGCAGCGCGCACTCTACTCGGAGTACTTCTTCCGCGACCCGCAAATTAACACCTCCACCGAAGTGATTAATATGGGCACGGGAAACTGGAGTTACAAGGTGCATCCCGGCCAGCGCATCTATCCGTACGGAAGGCTGATTTGCACGGGGAACCGAAGCAAAAGGACAATCCTCTATGATGGCCCCAACTTCCACTGGCACGCGCTATTTCCCTATGCATTCCTCCGGCTCCAGCCCGTACCCTGGTCTTTTTCCGGTATCAGTGACTTTCGGGATCTCTGGCCCATCAACTTCGCCATCGACCAAGTCGTGGCCGACGGTCTGGACCTGCAAAAGCAGGCGCTCAATCCGACGGTCGTCACCCAAATGAATGCGATTCCCGAGGAGTCGTGGAAGAAATACTTCCCTGGACTTCCGGGGCAGAAGCTCGTCGTCAACCCCCGGTTCCCCATCGACCAAGTCATTAAGTGGGTTGAGCCTCCGATCGGAGTGCTGGGAACCATCCCACCTTTCTACCAGATGCTCAAGGACGCCTTCGACGAGCAGGCGGGTACCGTGGACGCGAATCGTCTTTCCGGAAAGAAGCAGGTCCCGTCGAGTAGCACCATCGAGCAGATCCGGGACTCGCAGCAGGGCAAGTATCGCGTGAAGGGCATCTTCCTTGAAATTTTCACGGAGGACGTGAGCCGGCTGGCCCTCTCCGATATCATCCAGTTCTATACCCGGAAGCGAACCATTCAGCTTCTCGGAAAGGGTGCGCTCCAGTGGCAGCACTTTGATTACGACCCCGGCAACCTCGTGCCTCACTCGATGGATGATCCGTTCGTTCGTGGGCGGGAGTTCGTCAGGCAGTTCAATCTCTGCGTCGTTGCCGGAAGCGCCCTTCCGGAACAGCGCAGGCGAATGGCTGAAATGGGTGTTATCCTCCGCGCGCGCAGGGACCTGTCGCGCAAGTCACTCTACAACCTCCTCGACCTCGCGGGCTATCCGTTGCCTGACGCGGGACTCGAGAACACCGAACTTCAAGCGGAAGTGGCTCCCGTTCTCCCTCGTACCAAGGGAGTTGAGGGCGCCCCGCTACCGGGGTAGACATGAAGCGAGATGCCGAGGGCCGTCCCTTCGCCCTCGTTTCCAGACAGGACAACGCCGAGACGCTCGAAGTCCACCCGGAGATATGGAACGCCCTCGTCTTTATGATCGGGGCGAAATCCTCGGGAAGCGTCCAATTGCACTTCATGAACGGGGTTTACCAGCGATCCGTCCTCAACGTACCAGCGGTCAACCTGCCCGACGTCGGCACCAATGGGTCCCGACTCAGCATGATTAAACGGACCCAATGACTGTCACCTGTTTCATGCCGGAATGCGAAGAAAAAGCCCGTTGGATATGGGCTGGGGAGACCCTCCTGTGCGATAAGCACGGCAGGGAAGTTCGCCATTCCGGGGCCAAGTTCGTCGTTGAGATGTACCCTCCCCCGATGGCTATTTCACCATTTTCGAACTTTTCTATTGACAAGCAGGGTTAGGCGGTAAAGGATAACTCTGACAATTAGCCGAAGGGACTCCTTTCGCGCAACAACTTCCGCAAAGGTCCCGGTCAAAAGCCGGGGCCTTTTTCTTTTTTGGAGGCACGATGAAACGCTGTGGATCAGGACGTTCAAAGAAAGGGCGCTGATGCCTGCCGTGAGCAAGGCCCAAAGGCGGGCTATGGCCATCGCGGAGCATCACCCTGAGCAGCTTCGTGGAAAGAATCGCGGGCTACTCCGAATGAGTCACAAGCAGCTTCACGACTTTGCCGCGACCAGCGAGCGCGGCCTCCCGAAAAGAGCCGAGAAGCGCAAGTCGGGTTCGAGAAAATCCCGGAGGTAGAAGAAATGGCAGATTCGGTCACAGTTACCAATCATGGCGCAGCTCCGCTGCAAAAGTCCGTGGGGCCGCTTCCCAACCAGACGGGTCCGGGCGAGATTGTCACACAAAAGACGGACGTGCCGGAAGGCGTCAAGAACTCCCGTGAGGGTACGGGGTCCTCGTTCGATGGGGCCGCGCGTGGCGGATCAGTGGACATGGGAGGCGCGTCGCCTGCGCCACTGGGACCAAGCGACGTGTCGGATATCTGCCGGCCGTCCGCGACTCCAAAGGCTTGGGAGTAATCACATGGGAATGCCGCCAATTCCTGATGGTTCAAACTTCCCCCCTCCCCCGCCCAGCGTGAGAGGACAGCAGGGGCCGCTTTCCCAGGTTGCCGCTGCGCAACCCAACCCCATCGACTTACTCCAGCAAAAATTGACCTCGATTACCGACGATATCCGGGCCGTCCTTCCCATGATTCAACAGGTGAAGCCGACCGCCGTCGCGTATTTCGAGAAGGGCTTACAGGCATGGGCACTAGGGATGTCTGAGATGCAAGGCGAAGCTCAGCCCCTACAGGGTCCTCCCATTCCTCCCGGCGGTCCAATGGAACCTCCGGAACCGACAGGACCCTCTGCGTCAGCTCCGGCAGAAGGAAGGTACCCAGGGGCATGAGAAACACAAATCCAGCGCAAGTGCAGCGAGGCTACTGGAACCTATCCCGTGAGGGAGATGGAAGGTCGCCGTCCTGCATGGAGGCGAGGTAAATCATGGGAAATCCGTTTGCAACACTATTAAGTGACATTAAAAGCACCGACGACAAGGCGAAACTCGAAGCCCTGTCCCCGGAAACGCGCGAGATTCTCACGCAAGGCGTCATGCGTCAATCCGACTACAACAAGGTGAAGGACGAACACCGCAAGCTCGCGGACGCGGCCACAAAGTGGGTGCCCTGGAATCAGAACGAGCGCCCCGAGTGGGAGCGCCGCTACGTCGGTTACGAGGAGCAAAAGAGGCTGGCCGAGCAGCGGCAGACCGAGCTGTCCCGGATTCAGGGAGAACTCGAAGTCTTGAAAGCAACCCGTACCGACGAAAACGGTCAAGTCATCACCGACCCATCCAGACTTGCCGAGGCTGTTGCGAAGATCCTTGAGCCTGCGCTCAAGGGCCAGTTCGTAACCAAGGCCGAAGGCGAGGACCTCGTCAAACGGTCCTGGAACGA